TTAATAGAACAAAAATTTGCCATTGTGAAACACAGTTCTGGCTTCTTTGTTGTGGACCAGTTTATTTCCCTTGTGGTCGTAGACTTCGATAATTTTATCTTTTTCATCCACAAGGCAAAGCAAACTAATTCTGTATGTATAGTCGACATTGAAGTTTTTAATAATTTTTCTTGTTTTCATACTGGTGCCCTTTTTTAAGAGCACCATAGCATGTTCATTAGTTTGTGTGAATTTTAATAAAGGCATCAACCTTTGCTGAACACTCAGCACCAATCTCCAAACTTTCAATGTAACGAGTATATAACTCACCCATTGTATTATTTGAAAGCGCTTTGTATTCATCACAAGGTATCATTAGGCTTGCGGGTATTTGCGGCAATGCGGGCGGTTTCGGCGTTTGACATGCCTGCATCATCAAGCTTGCACTCAGTATAAACGCGCTCAGTAATAATTTTTTGAGTTTCATGTTTAATATCTCGAAATTGGATTTTGATATTGTTGCGCTCGGTTTCAAGCTCATTCTCAACAATGAATACTTTTGTTTTCCAAGCATCCAAGGCTGATTGATATGCATCATTGACTTTATTAATGCGCTTTACACATTCAGCATCAGCTTCAGCCAACTTTCCGCTTAAATGATTTGTATATGCAATTTGACCAAGCCATAAAATAAAAAAAGTCGCTATTGCGACCAAGTTTCGATATTTCCACAGAAGTTGAATAATGGGCATTACTTACTCCACTTTTTGTATGCTTCAGCTAACTTTGTGTCATAACTGTTTTTTGCATATGCTGGACCATTGTATCCACGAGCAAAACCTTTCCAATCTTTGCGCTTGAGCTCATCGACCAGTCCATTTACTTTGATAAATCGACACATCGCGTCAAGTTGACTAGCTTCGTCTTTGTACATCGCATTGATGAAATTTTGCAAAGAAGGGTAGCCGAGTGACTTCCAATGATAGCCCATGACTTGACCTAAACCCCACGAACAAGACTCTAAAGCTACATCACGATTAAGCTTTGATGCGCGTTCAAGTTTGCCATGCTGTTCTGAAAATTTACCGTATCCGCCAGCAGTCGGATTGCATAAATCAGGGTAAGTTTTAGCCCATTCATTCGACTTTGTGATCCAATTGATTGCCCTTAGTCTTCGGTAAAAGACATGGCGCTCATAAAGAATGACAGGCGTGCCATCAATATTAAATCCTGAGCTTTTACACTCAACTTCAATGACTGCTCGAAGTGCTGCGTAGTCAACACCAAGAGCTTTTGCCTGCTCATGGATTTGTTGAGTTGTTATCTTTTTTTGCATTTAGATCAACCTTATCAATTTTATCACTCACATAATGAGTGCCTTTGAAGCCGATTGCAGACGACACGCCAACAGCCACAATTTCAGGTACGTTAAACCATGTCATAAGTGACCAAGCACCAATTGCGAAAAGCCCGCACATAAAGGCTTCTAACCAATCTGCTTTACCGTGTTTTCTTGCAGTGCGAAAAATTGCCATTAAAAAAGCCATTACGAAACTCGCAATGGCTGTATAAAATGGCTCAAGTGACGCAATGACTAATTTTAAGTCATCCATATATTCCCCTAAAATTGAATAGCCTCAACCTCTTCTTTCGATGAGGCTGAGAAAATAGCTTGTCGAGCAACTCGCCCACGTTCATGAGTTGATGAAATATGAGCTTGTAATGCTTGATAAAGCTGATTAAGTTGCTGTGCTGTAAGCTCAACAGTAGTGTTGTCAGCTAAAGTCCATATCTGATCTACCCCCGCAGCAGCAGCACCCATGATTCGACCTTGTGACACTTGATCCGAATCATAAACATTACCTTCAAATTCAAAGCCACCGAACTCAAGCTGATCACGCCCTGTCTTAATCTCAGCCCATTTTTGTGCTTTGATTTCATCAAGTGAGCGTGGATCAATCCATTCCTTAGTCTCGTAACTAAAGACATGAAATTGGGATGGCTGTGGTGGCATATCCACCCAACCTTCCTGATAGTACATATTTGGGCTTGGTGGATCTGTTACGGCAATACAACCATGCGGAGTATTGAGAGCTACTATATCTTCGTTACCGCTTATGGTGTATTGAGGTTTACCAAAAGAATTAACAATAGTGGTCATTTTTTAAGCTCCATTACTGCAAGGGTAGCACTAATAATTGTTGGTGGCTCAGAGAATACTGACATTTGAGTGCCAGAGTTAGTTCTATCACTTGTCACCCCTAATCTAATAGAGTAGGTAGCTAGGCCAACTCCGGCATCATCAATTACAACTGGAATAGAAGCTAGACCGCTATGCTCCCTAACCTGATTAGTGTCCTTGAAACTGGTTGGAACACGTGCCCATGAAAGCAAATCGCCATTTTTAAAAACCAATACTCCTACGTATTGTTCTTCTTTTGGGATTGTGCTTCCAGAACTGGTGTAAAGCGTACCGTATATTTTATCCATCCATATTGATCCTTCTATGCGACACTTACCCCCGTTACGATTAAGAGTTAAGGATAAGATATCACCAAAATACTGGGATGAATCAATAAGGGAGGTAACACCTCCACCATAAGTAGTAGGCTGCCTAGTACTATTTCTTTGAATAGGTGAAGAAAGTCTGGTGGCAGCAGGTACAGTTACCGCATTATCTGCAATCTTCAGTGTATCAACTTGCAAATCACCAATCTTCGCAGTAGTCACAGCCAAATCATCAATTTGAGCAGACTTAACCGCCAACTCTTTTATATGAGCAGTATCGATAGAAGCATAATCCATAAACGCAGATTTCATATAAGCACCAACAGGAAAAACAGTGCCTGTATTTGGATCGGTGTAAGGTGTAGAGCGGAAGATGAATGGGTAGCTAACACCCTCATCTCCACCCGCAGGATTGCCCAATGCGAAGCTATCGGAATGGACAATAAAATCCGAACGACCGCCCTCAACCCCCAAGCCAAAGCCTGAAACATATTTTCCTGATTGAATCCTTAAATAGTATTGAGCATCCAAGCCTTCTATTTTCTGCTGAACATCAATAAAAGCCTGATTATTTTCCAAGTCAGAATTTTCAATCTTTTCTATCAAGCCTTGGCTCAAGTGCGATTCTGATAACTGACCTGACAAAATATCCAGCACAGCGGACGCATCGGCTGATGTTGTTGCACTTGCGTATTGCGACCACGGGCCAACATTCCCGATTCGGTCAATCAATCGACCACGGAAATAACGGGTCAAGTTCGGCTGCATGCCCTGAATGACGTGCGTATCCGTTGGGTAAGCAAACAAACCCAGCTGCGCAGCATTGGCACCGTTAGCAGTTGTTGCAATCTGAATTTCAGTGTACGCAGAATCCAAGGCGCCTTGACTTGGAAAGCTCCAATTAACCTTGAATCCAAACAAAATACCTGTGGCTTGAATGTTGGCTAGTGCTGGCGGTGTTCCAGTTTTACCCTCAAGGTTCGTAAGCACTGAATAGGTTGGCAATGAGGACACATCAAAAGCAGAAATTGCAGTCACTCTTGCTTCATAATTGCCTGAATAAATACCTTGAACTTCAACCGAATTGCTGCCAGTTAAAGGTAATTTATTCCATGCCCCGTTGTCTTTACGCCATTCAACCTGATATTTTGTCGCCCCTTGCGCTTGATCCCATGAAATCAGCATTGTTGCCACGGAAATGCCTTGTTGTACCATGTTTTCAGACGTAAGCACCACGCTTGATACAGGCTCTTGTGTGGTTGGGTTAATAATTGAAATCGGTCGCTCATCAATAAATGCACCATGATCGATTGCATCGTATTTAGATGGTTCGTATTGAACTGCATTGATTGAAAACTGATGTTTTTCGTTTTGAGTAATACTCATGACACGAAACTTCATTGTTTTCAAATCTTGCGCATCCACAACCCAGACATTTTGAGCTGCAACAGAATCGAAAGCACTAGAAACAGTGATGTTTCGACCATTTACTGATGAGACTGTACGCGCTTGAGCTTTGCCATCTTCGCCATTTACGACGAGTCGATCACCCGCACGACACACCACATTGTCACGATCAATCGTTATAGTTCTGCGATTCGTTGAAACTGCTGAAATACGACCGCCATTAGCACGACCAGCAAATAACTCATCTGCAATTTCAATTACTTTACCAGGTAAAGGAATATGACCATCCAAGCCGACCTTGAAAGATACTGTGCGCGTTTCAAGTTGCTCGGATTTTAAAGCCCACAAACCTGCTCGTTGTGCTTGCCCCTCAGATGTACAGCCCCATGCATCAATATCGACTACACGAACACCAAGCTTGGCGATAGCAGCCTCATCACGCACATACACATATTCTGTCTTGTAGTGATTTTTTGGGTTATCCCATGCCACTTTTGCAACCGTGTGGCGATCACGCGCTCTTGATCCTGAGTATTCAAATAACCCATCAATTACGTTGGCGCGAGTGTATGTGAAGAATGTGTCTTGCGGGATATCAGCATCACAGACAATTGAATTACCATCCCAAAATGTAATGGCTCTAAAGACGCCCGCCAATTTATTTAGAATCGCATATGCATCTTCTGTAGATTGCAAATAAACATTGCAAGTAAAACGCGGCTCTTGACCACCTTTGCCGTCATCTACCATCTGATCACAGTATTGCGCCAAGCGATACAATGACCATTTATCAATCATAAGTGATGTAAGTCGATCACCTAGTGCATAGCGTTTTGAAGTACAGATATCGTAGTAAATCCAGGCAGGGTTATTGCTATAAGCTCGCTTAAAAGTACCGTCCCACATGCCTGTATATTTGCGCGTAATTTCGTTGTAATTGCTTGGCACTCGGATTTTTACACCCTTTAAATCCACTGCAATTTTCGCCACATTTGAGAATGTCTCGGCGTCATATTGCAGACCGAGCATAGCCGTGTTTGGATAGCTTAATTTAAGGTCAATAACCTCAGTTAACGCCTCAACATACATCTTGTCACTAATGTATTCAGATTCTGCATCAGGTGTGATTTTGCGGACACGAATCTGCCAACCTGTATCAGATTTCGGCAAATCAATACGATGTGAGCGCTCATAATTAGATGATGTTTTGTCTGAGATTTGCGTATCAAGAACTGTTGCCCACGTGCCGCCACCTGTTTGCAAATCAATTGCATAGCGGATTGTGTAGCCTTTTACATCACCGTTGTCTGCATTGGTTTGACGTAATGCGCCCCACTTTAAACGCACTCGTACAGCATCAAGCTGAGTATTTGAAATTGCACGAACCCATGGAGTTGCAGACTTTAATTCAACACCAATCGCTTGCTCAGACGAGATATCAGGGAAGCCCTCAATGTAAGTCTGATCATTTGTACCGTGTCTAAAGTCAGCTTGCACGTTTTGAAAGTTTGGATTGTTGTTGCCATCGACAAGCGGAGTTTCTTCAAGGTAAATAGACTTTAAGCCATTAGCTAAGCCTTGAACTTCACCTTCAGATAATCCATAAAGGATTTTAATAAATGTTTTGGATTGTGCTGAATCAGGTGCAATAACTGGCTTTCTCGCTGAGCCTGACCCTTTTTTTGCGCCTTTAATTACTGCGTTCATGCTTTCTCTCATACAATAAAAAAGGCGCTTAATGCGCCTGTGTATTTTACTTGTTTACATTAAATCTTCTGGGTACTGTCCAGCCGAGGCAATAAACCCACCAACTTCACGCTGTCCGTATAAAATCGGCACGGGGTTGCCTTGTGCGACAGTTGTGACTGCTCCACCAAACCCCTTGTTGGCTCGGTTTCCATCTTCGTTTTGGTCTTGCGAATCAACTTTAGGCATCAGCATCATTGCAATACCACCAATCATCATGCCGGCACCAGCACCGATCAGGCCTGCACCCAATGCTGCACCCCCACCAAGCGTCCCCACTGTCACAAGTACACCCACCACCACGAGCACAGCGCCCAAAATTGTCTGAACTGCGCCACCTGCACCCTTCACTTTTGGTACAATCTTGATGGTTTTAGCACTTGTGGTCATTTGCAACTCAGATTCACCAATGTTTTGCTTATCCTGAAAGACTACAAACTCTAAGCCCTGCTCATGAGCATGGAGCATAAATTTTTCAAAACCTGGTACTTGAACAGATAAAGCCCTCATTGCTTCGGCTGTGCTATCTACAGCCAAGTGAAATTCTTTGCCGAACTTCTTAGCTAACACACCGTAAAGCTTAATTTTTTTGAGCATATCGAACTACCTTTGCTACTCGTTCCTGCCACTGTGGACCATAGATTTCACGGCATGATTTTCGACCGTATGGATGATGTAAAATAAGTGCTGAACCAATACACGGCTCTGTATGTTCAGATTTCAACATACCGTTATCACCCAACCAAATCACCGCATGATTGACATGCTCTGTTCGCCCAACGCGACATAAAAGCACGTCACCGTATTGCGGCTCATCCACTTCAACAAATCCAGCTACACCAAAGCCATCCAAATAAAGAGATTTGTTTTCTTTGGATTCCCACCATGCATCTTGACGTTCAAAATCCATGAGCTTTATACCAAGTTCTCGCTCGTAAAAATCACGGACAATTGAGTAGCAGTCTTGCCAACCGTGGTAATAGTTGCGACCAACCAAAGGGGCTTTATAGCCACACAGCTCATACACTTGAAACTCTAAATCAGGATAAGCGCAAATCACCCATGGTTTGTCATGTAATTCAATTTGATGCAGGTCATAATCAGAGGCTCTAGCAGTTGCATCAGGATGTGAATGCACATAGGCTTGAATCTCACCCAAGTCCTCGGCTTTTGCTAAATCCTCATGATGGATTTCAAACTGATCATGATGCTCCGCCACATTGCGACAACGAATATATTCATTATCTACAATCACGCCGCAGCATTCAGCTGGGTATATTTCCGAAGCATGCAAATGAATTGCTTTTTTAAGTTTTGTGGTTAGTTTCATTGAATCTTTCTCAAGTTTTCCAGCTTCTCAAGCCAGCATCCACAACCTGTTGTAACTTCAGCCCACTCACCCGTTATTTTCAAAATTTTAACAAGAGTTCCGTCACCTAAAATCATTCGACCTGGCACGTGGAATTCAACTATTTCACCAACATAAAATTCAGTCATCACATTAAACTCGAAGCTGGAAAGCCACCAAAGCGACTTTCATTATTGCGTATACGACAAGATGAAAGTCTGCCTGAGCATCGATCCAAGGCTGGATTGTCGGTAGGTTCATCTTTATCTGTAAACATTGCTGTGCCTGTGTACTGACACTCTTCGCCCCTATACCCCGCTACCGCGCACCAGTGACAGTAATTTGAAATCTGACGAACTGGAATGCGCAAACCTTCAAAATCAATCGGATTTGATAATTCAAAAGTTACTGCTTGAGAGTTTTCAGACGTTTTTTGCTCAATGTACCAAAGCTGCTCTTTTGCTTCAGTTGACGCTGAAGCATTGCCGCTTGAGAAATTTTCAGCGTCCAGATACTTGGCCAACGTTGTAATGACTTTAAGTTTTGCGCCAACAAAATCACCAAACTGCAGACAGTAAGCCGATACCGCGTTTTGAATGCCGTTGATATTATTCGCCATGCTCAATGTTGGCGCTGAAGCTTTGCCGTCTGACCGCATTTCCAAACCTGAAACTTCAATCGCAATCGGCTCAAAGGTTTCACCCTGCCAAATGATGTTGCGCATCCAGGCTTTTGTTTCTGCTGATTCATAGACTTCGCCAATCATCTTGGTTTCATCACCCATTAAGGCATTCGAACCAATCAGGCTATAAATGCGTTCCCAGTCTTGATATGCAATGTGACCATGGAAACGTAAAATACCCGCACCTAAAGCGCGAGCATCGAGTTCAAAAAGCGTAATCAGGCCGTCAACATGGAGCTTTTGAAAATCACTGTTCAGGCTCATCGATCACCTCAATCTCAGGCTGTGGTAATTCTTGCAAGCGTAAATCAATCCAGCGACCTGCAGTAATATCCATAGGATTTTCCAAATCAGCGACAATAGAAGCGGTTTCAAGATCAAACTTTTTCTTATAGGTTTTTACTAAGATGTCACCATTTTCTAGCGTTGTGTAAATCACTGAAAAAAGTACATTTCCGTTCGCATCTTTCGGGGTCTCAATATACCAACCTTCTTGTGCAAAACCACTTGAGCCTTTAATTAAATAATCACCGATACCTAATTTTTCAAAAACAATATCCTGTTGTTGGGCTTCATCATTCAGCTCAACTCCATCTGCAAAAAGCTTAACGATAGGAGAGGCGTTTTTGATAAATCCATTAGCATCTACGGTTGTATTTTCTGTTGTATAAAATGTTTGCTTTGGCATGTACTCCTGTTCACCACCAGCAAGATTCCTCACTTTTCGGTAATAAGGTGGTTTATTAATTGTGACTGGAGCAAATAGATAAAATACTTCTGTTGCGCCATACGGTAGGGCTAACCCACCAGAAAAATCATGCGCAAAGTCATCAGCAACCGCAGGTGATACTTTGAAAAATCCTTTAATATCTGGAACTTTAGAGTAATTTGGCGGAATGCTTGACCCAAAACCAAAGTCACCGACTTTTAATACTCGCCCAGTTGTCTTGTCTGTAGTTGATGTTGTAATCGTGGCTGTTGCTGCTGTGCCCAGCCCTAGAGCGGTACGTGTTTTTGCAGCAGTTAAACTGCCGTCACTTGCTCCTAAGTGTGCATAAAGCTCATCATCATTCGCTTGAAGTTTTGCTGAGCCAGTTCTAAATGTATCACCGCCTGCGCCGGTTGGTGCTGTGCCTTGATTAATCGTTTGCTTAGCCATATATCTGCCTCTTAATTTAGTTCGTGATTGGCAATCTACTGCCGATCAAGCCTTCTGTTGATCCTATAAAGTGATTAGTTGAGCCAATCATGTAGAGATTTTTTTTAGTGCTTGATGCGAGGTTTAAAATCCGCGGGGTTTTAAACCTCGAAAGATGATTGATTGATTTATTTTTCATGCTGTGCTTACCACCACATAACCATAAGAGTCAGGGTCTGCCACCCAAGCCCACATATCCCCCAAATCTCCATCTGTGTAAATTTTCATGTCTGTATGAAAGGTATTGAGGTTATTTGGTTGAGTAGCGCTAAAAGCAAAGCGAAATTCCCTGCTTGATTGGATGTAGGTGGGTGTGTGAGCGCTAGCTATTTTTTTGGGGGTTCTGGTTAATTCAATCTTGGTTGTCGCCATAATTTTTCCAATAAAAAACCCCGACTAAGCGGGGCGTTGTTTAAATTAATTTAAGGTTGAAAATCTTGTGTGAATGTCGTGGAAATTCTCCACACCAATCCGCCGATGTGGACAGGTGTGTAATCACCTGCAATCACTCGAACTTCACCATCTAAAGGTGAATCCCATAAAAAAGATTCAGAACCTTTATGGTCATCAAAGAAGGCTTTGATCTGCAAAATCTCATCTTTATAAGCTGTGCGCGTGTAATTCCAAACCCCACGCTTACTGTTGATGCCAACCGAGGTTGTTTGTTTATACCCATCTCCAAATTGACTTTGCAAAACTTGGAATGAATTGGTTTGACTATTGCTCTCTCGGTCGGCTGGAAAAGTAAATTTTCGGTTGCTCATAAATTTAACCCAATAAAAAACCCGTCCTAAAAAGAACGGGTTGAGTGTTAGTATTGATTTGCTAAAAACTATCTAACAAGGATAATTCTATCATGACAATCGAGGATATGACTGGAAAGACATACCAGATTTGGCCGTTTAGGTCGGATATTGAAGAGGGTGGACTTAATATCGGAGCTATAGATCTCACTCGCTACCCAGACCGAATAGATGAAATACTTGAACTTAATTTAATGCCAACACTCAAAGACAAGGTGTTACGCATAAATAAGGAAAACACTGCAATAATGACACTTGGGTGTTGGCTTGGGGAGGCTCCCGACATTCAGGGCGTCTTGGATGCCTATATACAATTCTGCTTTAGACCAAGTGTTAATACTACAGGAATTAACCTTAATAATCTGGATGACTTGTTTTACGAGCATGTAGAGGAAAAGGCTGGGAAAGAAGCACGTCACAGTATGGAAACCCGCTTAGAGTGGTTTGTTTTTGACGTAAAGCTTTACGCCCAGCATCCAGTAAAAGCTTTGCATGTTGCGGTGGAGGCTTATACCCCATCTGATCTTGAAAGTTTCTTAAGCCCACTTGTGAATTGGCTTCACTCAGAATTTCTTCATCTTGCATCTTAATCTCCAAGAGTGTTAAAGCGGTTTAAAACACTGCTTTAACATCACTCTTTTTAAATTCCATATAACTCACCACCCTGTCGTCTAGCTCTAATAAAACGCTGATCAATCTTTTGATCTACCATTGAATTAACCATTTTGCCAATAGTCACCATTAATTCACCATCTTGATTCGTCGAAGTTTCAACTTTCTCAGAGGAGTAATTATTGATAACCACTTTAGGTTGAATGACAGCTTTTCCACCAGAGCCACCCGAATTAATCGCATTCACAGCACGAATACCAACTCGCCGAGTATCTTCAGCTAAACCACCTGATGAATACCCATGCTTAATTGATTCTCGTAATGCCTCAAATCCTGCTGGGCCTCCAATTGCTCGGATTTCCTCCTTGGTTAATACACCCTCGCCTTTATGAACGATGCCTGCTGGCTCGTATTTACCACCATAACCAGTGAAGCCGCCATCCGCGAAGCCCTTAGGTGTTGCTGCTTGAATCAATGAAACAAAAGTTCCAGATTCAACAGTTGCTAATGCTGCCGCACCCATTTTCTGCCAAACAGTGCCAGGCTCATTTGCATATGCATCAGATGCTGCCTTCCAGACGTTCATTCCAGCTTGTGATAATGCAAACGCTTGTTGTGCGCCATAAAGCGCTCTGTAAGCTGACGAAGATTCACCTAACATCGCACCAAACATTCCTGCTAGTGCACCTGTTACCTCCTGACCGTAACTTAGCTGTAGACTCATAGAGTCAGTCTGATAGGCTGATTCAATCGCCTTCATCCGATCTTGATGAGCCTGCCAAATCTCCTCACGCTTCTGTGCAATTGCTTGCAAGTCGGCGGTTGGGTCTTGAGCTTCCTGATTCACCATTGAAAGTTCATTGTCGAATATTTTCTGCGATTGATCGTATCGACCAAACCTCTCTTGCTCTAAAGCAAATTGGTTACCAGTGCCATTCATTTGCGCTTGGGTTTGACCCCATTGCTGAATAGCATTGTTAAGCTTATTTCTTGATTCTTCTTGCTGTGCAGCTCGAATCAAGTTCAACTCTTTTTGTTTCTGCTGTTGAGTAAGATTGGAGTTTAAAAGTATTTGATCGCGCTCTAATCTGTATCGCTCCTCCATTGCAGCAGTTTCAGTCATTAAGTTTTGCTTAATTTGAAAGATACGCTGTTCTTGTGAGAGCTTGATGAGAGCGAGTTCATGAGCTTGTTGTTCATTTAGGGCTTTTATGCGTGATGCTTTCTCTTCCTGGGTGTATTCACCTGATGTGCGAATACGCATCTCTTCAATATTTTTATTTAAATTAAGTTTTTCAGTCTCACTTAATTTAAAAGAATATAATTGATTCGCTAATTCAGCATCATACAACGCCTTCTCTGCTTTAAACCTTCTATCAGCCCAATCAAGATATTTATTCATTTCAGCTGGATTTTGCGCGTAAGCCTCTCTAATTTCAGCCTTTCTTCTCTCAAGATCGAGATACATCTTTGCTTCTCGGTCAGAATATTCAAAGAGGATTTGATTTCTCAACTCGGCTTGATTTCTGATGGATTTTAAAGAATCTTTAGATTGCTTCTTCTGATCAGAGACTGACTGACTTTGAGCTTTGTTGTAAGCTTCCGCTGAGCGTCTTTGAGCCTCAATGTTGCTAATGATTTTCTTTTGCTCAACCGTGATACCCTTAATGCCTTTTTTCTCATTTTCTCGATAAGCCTGAAGGAGTAAATCAGCCTCCTGAGCTGTCTTACCGTGTTTTTGAGTCAATGCATTAATAAAAGCTAAGTCAAATTCTTGCGCTTTTAACTTACCAGTGTATTCAGCTACCGCATTAGCCGCATTGCGCACACCTCTAGCGGCCTCATCACCTGAAGACCCTGTCTCTCTAAGGGATTGACCAATAGCATCAACAAATTGCTTCTGATTTTTGAACTCAGTGCCAGCATCCCTCACTTGTCCAGCAAGACTATTGAACTTATTTTTAGAGTCTTGACTCACAAAATTAAGGCTATTAATTTTCGATGAAAAGCTATCTAAATCTCCAGTTTTCTTGAATTCACCAATGACTAAATTTAGGGCTTTTGCTTGCTCTTTCGTTAAGTCGTTATGGCGAGATATAGAGTAAGCATTGGTTGTAAGCTTTTGAGATAGATTTTCATATGACTTAGATGCTTCCTCAAGTTGGTCTTTTTCAGAGGATAATTGTTGACGTCTTTTTACAGTATCGAGTGCAGTGTATTTTTCAATTGCATCTTGAACAGTCTCATTGTTAGCTCTTAAAGATTGCGTTGTGTCATCCGAGCTATCTTTTAAGAGCAAGTATGACGCTGCAACCGTTGCAACCGTTAACCCGAGACCAACTGGGCCACCAAGTATACCAAGCAAACCTCGACCTACACCTATTGCCATATTTTGAGCTTGATTGACACGCATTTGCGATGCTGCGAGCGCAGTGTTAGCAACCGTGAGCTCTTTTTTAACTTGCGACTCAATAACACTTATTTCTGCTAGACGCGTTTGTGATGCTACAAGACCCTGTGCTGTAATTTGGGATTTCATTCGCTGAATTTCGAGGGCTCTTTCGGCTTGCAAGGCTGCTAATGTTGATTGTGTGTTAGCAACCTGCGCCTCAGCCCCCTTAAGCTCTGCGGCGGCAGCGGCACGCTCTGCCTGAATTGCCGCTAATTGAATTGTTGTTTGTTCAGCAAGTTGCTTAGCTTTTCCATACCCCGCTACAGTGCTTGCGTATATTGCTGGAATGAGCGAGCCTACATAGTAAGCACCCACCACCATAGCTGCGCTTGCAACCATGTTGAAGTTTTCCGCAAGTATTCTGATGGATGCAGATAATGCAGCTGCTCCACCACTTGCTTGACCAGCTTCACCAGCAAACTTTGTTACAGAGTCACTAAGCATTTGAAGTGAGCCGCCGATCGTAGTGTCTGTTTTAGCGTAAAGTTGATCCACGCTATCGCTTGCTTTGAGTAAAGCTTCTGTAATCACCTCGCCTGTTAGCTTGCCATCAAGCATCATTTGACGAAGTTCGCCACGTGTCACATTGAGGCCTGTAGCCATTGCATTTAATAAGCCACCAGCACCATCCACAAGACTGTTATATTCCTCGGCGCGTAGAATATTTCCATCCAATGCTTGACCGTATTGAAACAATGCACCAGTAGCTGCTTCTGCTGATGAGCCACTTAAGGCAACCGCCTTTGCTGTGACTTCTGTTAATTTTGCCGCCTTATCTTGGGTTAAATTAAGGGTTTTAGCATTAGACATATACTTAGCGTAAACACTATTAACAGCCTCCCATGATGCTGCTGAACGCTGAGCAATAGCATAAGTATCATCTAGCGCTTTATTCAGTTCTTCTTGAGAATTAGTGACTAGTTTTAATTGGTTGTTCAGGTTTGTATAAGTGTCTATTTTATTTAATGCAGTCGATACCGTGACTAGTCCTGCAACCGTACCAGCAAGTTGGCGAATTGCCACTGAGGCAGCATCCATAGATTTGGTTGCATACACCCCATGCTTCTCAATACTTTCAAGCTCTTTACTGATTGCTTTAGCATCTCGAGCGGCCTGACCTGAGTCGATTTTAATTACTAATTTACTTTCTTGAACAGCCATATCACTTTCCTATAGGTGTAAAAAAGCCCGCATAATGCGAGCTTTGAAGTGTGGTTTTCCTAAACGATGCTTTTTGATTTCTCGATAATCCAGTTAGCCAGATTCATGTCTGGATCGCCATGCATTAATAGCTGGTAAGCATTCTCAAACGAGTAAGGGGTTTCACCTTCCACTTCGCCAGCAGGTGTTTTGAATGCAAGATTCTCCCAATCTTTGATGATGTATTTGGCGATTAGCATAGAAAATTCTTCTGCTATCTTTTCATTACTCATCTTTAAAATCATTTTCTTGTTGTTTAAACCCAATAACTCGGATTGCACTTTTGGGTCATTAATTGGGTTAAGTCGAAAACAACCAAAGCCTTCATCATCTTCCAACTTAAATACAAACCACTTGGATTTATCTGTCATTAAAAACTCCTAGGCAATAAAAAACCCCGCAGTTGCGGGGTTTATAAATAAATATTTTTAGAAATTTGGGGTTGAATTAAACTCACCACTGGCCTTGAGATAAAACTTACGACCATCAATCCCAACCACCTCAGCGCCATAGCTATTGGTTGCTGTGTATTTAATAATAATCTCCAACTCATCCCCTTGCTGTGTAGCAAGAATTTCTCGAGGCTTGTAAGAGTATGGGTTTTTCAATTTATACTTAATTACACTGGACAGAATATTTGTGTTGCTAATTAAGTTCGCCCTTAATAATGGTATTGGGTTTTTCTTATCTAAACTTACCATCATTAAGGATTTGCGCTTATTCCCTTCACCATCCTCAAGACTCAAATCAAAACTAGTATCGGTTTTAATTAGATCCTTGACACCTCGTTTAGCAAGGTTGATTTTGGCTTGTTTGAGCAAACTCTCATTGGAGTTTGGGGAATTTGTATCAATCTGAGGGCCTTTGTTGGCGCTAGCTATATCACCAAACTCTTTTCTTGAATCAAAATTAACTTTTTGAAAATAATCATTGTCGCCAAAACTTTCTTGGAGCGCGGCTTTCATCTGTGGATCAACCCCACCCAGAATATAGCTTTGGTTATTGTTATCAATAATTGCGATTAAACTCGCGCCAGACTTAAGATTGAGGGCAGAGAACATTTGCAAACTATGCCCTACGGTCTTTTTATTTTTTTGATAAAAGTGACTGGTTAAGACATCTTTACTAACATTCCTTGATGTTAAGCAATCAGAAGCATCAAAATTAGAAATATTAAGAGACCCAAACTTATTCAAATTACCGTTTATGGTTTTGGCAAAATCAGGTCTTGCATTAAGTATATTAAATCCATTGATTTTACAATTATCCAAGGTGTTGGTGCTCACAATATTTACTAAAGATTCAGTAGATATGGTTTTTGCACTAGCTAACGATGAAGCAGTTAATAAAATTAATAAAACATAAAACTTTCTCACACCCACCCCCAAATTTTTATTTGAGAATAGGATACTGAATTTAGGGTAAAAAGAAACCCACCGAAGTGGGTTTTTGATAACTCAATACTTAATGATTAAGTTTGCTGCTGAGTGTAATTAGATATCTCATCATTGATATCAAAAAACCACTCACCCACTCTTCTGTATTTTTTGAACTTCTCATGAAGCTCTATCTCAATATCAAGGCCATAAATTTTTAAAGTCTCAACAATCCTTCCCGAAGAAGACTCTATATTTTTTATCCTTGACGAAGGGTTGGTACTTTTTCCTATTTTGATATTTTTAGTTCCCACCTCTCTTACAATATAGGTACTCATGACTTTGGTAGAGGGTGTTGTATTTCTAAATTCAGGGTTGTTGGCTATAGCTTCAAACAAACCTTGCCTATATGGGAAAAGCCGTGATAAATCCATTAATACTTCTTTAATCCCGCCTAATCCAGACGCTTCATTTTTTGACCACTCATGCAACGCAAAACTCATCTGATTTAACGCTTTAAACCTGCCTTCACCATCAATTTTATTAATCTCTGATGAGATTGCTGCCATGTAAATTGTTGTTAGGGCCAATGCTTCTAAAGTGCTTAAGTTTTTATTGGTTGCAATCTTGTCATTTAAATATTGCACTATGCTAACCATGTTATTTTCATCATAAGTATTCCTGGTTTGCATTTTAAGTTACTCCCCTGCATTAAATGGTAATTGTGGTTGCGCCTTTGCAATCAAATCATCAAGGTTCTGCATTAATTGCGGCTTGACCTGCTTCCCCATAACGCAGAGTGTTCGACCTGCATTTGATAGAACATCTTTTACATGATCAAGCTGCAACATTGCCTTATTGATTTCAAGCTGAATACCATACATCGTATTTCGAGCAACTTTCTCTTGCTGGATAAAGTATTCACGGATTTGATGACCCTGTGGTGTTTTTTCCATTAAACCTAAATGTTTAGCCATGTCAGCAGTGATGATGTACTCCACTCTACTGGTGGCTCCTGTTTCTCGCTCCACTTTTTGGTGGAGTGAGATGAAATCAAAATTTTCCCTAAATTGACATTGCGAAATACGACGCTTAATCCAAGTTGAAAAGTCTTGTTTACTGCCAAGCGTTTTATGAAGCGACCTAGCATCAACACCAAGCTGAACTTCGCCGCCAATCTCCACCTCTACAAATGGCGCATTCTTTTCAAGGTTAATCACTGCATTCATGCCGCTAACTCCTCTGCAAACATCGGGATTAGTTGTTTTGACTCTTCTTTAAAGAACCTAACCTCCTCCAAGCATTCATCAGAATATGTGTTGCAGATACCTATCGCCATTTGAGCCAAGGTTTTATTAATCGAATGACTTTCCGACTTTTCAGCTAGCACACTTGCTAATGCATACAGCTGATTAAAAGCATTATCTGCATTGCGCACAAACTCTAGTAAGCGGCGCATCTGTAGCTCACTCACCATAATTTGCTTATCTTGGGTAAATTTAGTAATATTGGACATGTTAATAATCCTATTTGGTTTGGGTTTAACAACACTGAAGCGCTTAAGAATTTCGAAGGTCTGAGCGCTTTTTTGTTGCCTATTGATTGCATACTTTCGCTTCGTTTTGGTTTTCTCGCTTTTCTAACCATTCTTCAATAATCATATTTAGCTGAGCTGTGATAGTTCTACGATCTTTTTGAGTTTCCTCTTTAAATCGCTCCAATGTTTTTTCAGGTATACGCACGTTTACCTGTGGATCTTGTCTTGCCATTATAAGCCCCTTATAGCACGTGATGTAACTTGGCATCACAATCACATTAAAGCAGGTGATTTATTTGATGTCAACAAATTTTTGACTATTTATTTATAGCACTCTATAGTTTATGTACATTGGAACATTAGTTGTTATAAACCTATGGCACGTACAGACCCACAAGTTAACTTTAGAATACCTGCTGAACTTAAAGATAAGCTGGATGAAGCTGCCAAGAACAATGGCAGAACGCTAACCGCTGAATTAATTTTGCGACTCGAGACAACATTTGAACTCGATAGCCTCCCTGAGCCGACGAACCCAAAAAATATTACTGATCCTGAAAAATTAGAGGCTTGGGCTAAGTCAATATTAAATGAACTATTAAAACTCAAAGACATAAACAATCGAGTTGAGCGACTGGAGGGTAATGTAGAGCAACTAGAAGCTAATAACTATGACATTGAAAACAGATTGAATAGCCTTGATGGTCGAGGGTATGAGCCTTAAGAGCTATCATGAGTTCCAAATTTGCAGACCCCTCAAATATGAGGTTTAAAAAAGCACCCTAAGGTGCTTTTATTAATTTAATTTTTCAATTGATTCAAATACCCTGTTTGAAAGCTGTATCGAAAGTTCAGCCTCACCTTTGCATACCTCTTTTTCCAACTCATAATCAGATACTCTTCGTAGCCCTCTCAACCTTTTAAAGTCTTTGATTACAGTTTCCAAAGTATCGAAGTCTATATGATCAAATTTCAGCTTGTCGTGCCTATCTATACAAGCATCTAAATAGGCTTTATGCACACTAGATTGTTTTGTGAGTGAATCAACTGGATAAAATAAACGATTATCCACCTCTCCAACCACTTGGTTGAATGTTGCGTAGTAAGCTTGATGGATAACGCTTCTATAAGTCGCTTGATTTTGTTCACACTTTGCTAGAATGTCTTTTGCGCTCAAAAATCTGTCGTATGGCTTAAACTTCATTGATTGCTAACCTAGCATGGTCTAAGTGGTATTAAAACTATAGTTAGCTTTCGTGCTACTTGTTTTAACCCTCTTTCGGCCACAAGATTGTCAAACTCATCCATTAGTTCCATTGATTCAGACGCAGATCCCACAAAATCATAATAGACAAATAAATCCCCATCATCTTCTAGCCAACTGATAGAAGGGATCATGGCGAACCTTAATTTTTTTTGGCGCATCAAATTGTTAAAAAGAAATATGTACTGCTTTACTGTCTCTAATTCAAGATATTGATTTGCGATCGCTTGTTTAATTCTTTGCGCATATTTGGGATTAATTTGCGTTAACAATTCGATTTCAGCAGTGGCAATTAATGCACGAAACAATGCATGTAGTAGATTAGAGTTTTCGATAGCCTCTTCAGGCTTTACCAACCCTATCAATTCCTCAAACCTTCCGTAATTACCTAAACTTGCAATGTAATTGCTTTTAATTAAGTAGTCGCTAGGGCTTAGCATTCTTGCTCTCTGGAAACTTTCACACATTTTGTCAAAATTGTTAGATAGTGCATAAACAATACCTTTGCACATATAGCCTTCAGCGGGTTCTACTCGAATAGCTTTATCACATTCGAGTAAATATCTACGCTGCGTAAATTCATTCAGAGTGACGCTTTGATCGAAGCCGGTAAGCTCATCAAGTAACTTCTCAGTTAAGGGTTGTGCTTTCATATACTAAATACCATTAATCACGATGAACAACGGCTCGTTAAAAGTTATTGTTTCATCTCATTGTATCAGTAAAACGCCTTTTGTCTTAATTTTTTTGGTCAATGTATATAAATGTGTCTAAGCTCGCTTCTTATAAACCCCATCCAAAAACTTATTATCAATTACAATCAAAGCCTCAACAAAGATATGTAGCTCACAAGGCGCATCATAGATTTCTAAATATTGCTTGATCGCCATCATGTCGATAGCTAAAGGTGTGCCCTGCTCATATCTTCGTGATCGAGCAATAATGTTGTAAGCGTTTAGAATTGAACTTGCTGTGAATGAGTATTCAGGCTTTTGAATTGGATCAGGAATCGAGCGACCCGTTGCTTTAGCAATCGCTCTCTCCTTCTCCGAAGCCTCAATCGCGGCTTCTTCAGAATCAAATTGAAGCCATTCAAATAAATTTAAGGCTTTCCCACCGTTTCAGCCGCCAGTTTGTTGCTTTCGACTTGAATTTCCTCAGCTTGAGTCTTGATCCAAGCCCAAATTTGAATGCCGATGTCGCCCATACTGAATAATTTCATGGCATTTTCAGGAGTGTAAGGTACTTCTGTTTCAACACCATCTTCACTTAAAATCACACCTTTCCAGTCTTCAATCAAGTGACATGCAGCAGCATCTAAGTGTAATTCATGGAGCAGCTTATCGCTTGATGATGCTTGTGTCACATCAAAACCTTTAGAGCTAACCTGATTGTGAGCACGCTCAATTGCAACCTGGTAAGCCTTGTAGCCAATACCGCGTATTTTAAATTCAGCTAAAACTTTTTTACCTGACTTATACTCTTTCCAAAGAGCCACTTCTTTGCTTTTTTGAATCTCGACTTTTAAAGCCATATCTACCTCAGAAAAAATACCGCCCGAAGGCGGTGTGAATTATGCTTTTGGTGTACGAACAAGAGTTGGCGCTTGATCAACAACTGTGTATTCAAAAGTGGTTTGCAAGATATCAGTCTTAGAACCTGTCGCAAGCGGAGCGCTTACTTCTGCTTTCGGGATTGTTAATGTGTATTTATTGCCGTCAGCGTCAGTAATTGGAATAACAAGGGTTACAGGAGTGTTGGTAAATTGCTTTTCATAATACTCGGCAGCTTTAGAACCCCAAGCCACTGTAAAACTACCTGTGCCAACTGCCGCTGTTTCTAAGATAGCGCCAACTTCTAAACCCTTACCCAAGCACTCTTGCACTTGCATCGAGTTATCCCAATTGAATGAGAACGCTGAAATACAAGCATTACCAATCGTTGACACACCATCGAGAAGAATCTCACCCACCGATACATTAGAAAGTTTTTTATTGGTAGATGCAGCGGTAATTGTGCCTGCTGGAGCGCTAGTTGCTACAGTACGTTTCTGACCCATAAAGCCAAATGTAAAGCTGATTTTTCCGTTTGATGGAATATTAATTGCAAAGCTATTAACGTGCATACCAGCAAATGTGTGATAGTTATTTACATCAGCATAACCATACAAAATACTGAATGTTTGACGATTTACACCACCAAATGTCAGCGAGTTGGTTGCCCATGCATTAAATGCAGCAGCTGCAATTAAATCATCATAAGCACCGTAAACCGCTTCCGCTGAAATATCACCACCATACGATGCTTTAGTTACCATTGATGCTGACTGTAATCGTGAATCGACAATCGACTCTGACGCTGTTTTCTCAGCCTCCTGGTTTAACGATGTACTTGTAAAAGCAATAGTTTGTCGTGCAAAAGGCGATGGCGTTGTGCCGATCACTGTTTCTTTTGCGATTTGTAATATCTGTTTAGCACCACTAGACATGGCAATCTCCTAATTTTAGGCGTAAAAAAACCGCCATGTAGGCGGTGGAATAAAGTGTTTAAGCTAATTCACTCGGAACTCAGCTCTAATAATTCGACCCAAGAAATTAAGGTCATCGATACGTGCTGGTGCATGGGCTGTATGAATCTCCAGATCGTCTTCACTAAATGACTGCAAGAGTAGCAACCACTCATCACATAGATTCAATAGTGGTAGAGTTCCTGAACTAAGTGGTGCAAAACACTGAATCTGAATTAATCCGTTATGTCTAACCAGTGGGTTGTCAGCAAGTTCAGCCACCAAGCTATTCGCATAATCTATATACACTTTGCACCACAATTTATTTTTAGGCGGTGTGTGTGGTGGTGAATTTTCATATATAACATCAATATCAGGCTGACCTGTTTCAACTTTACCCAATGGCTCAGTTTGACCAATCAGGTGAATATCAGCACCTACCATGTATTTACTTCGATCAATAAATTGACCTATTCGAGTGTAAATCACACGCTCAGCTTGGCTTAGTGTCATCATTTTACGTTTCTCATATTCATGAATGCGATTGAGTAAACACCGTTTGGTGCTTGGTCTGACCATCCATTTTCAAGCCTTATCGCATAAGGCGCATTGTTTTGAATATACAACTTATCACCGAGCTTAAATCTCACAATTTTGGCGCTTTCTTTGGCTATCGTGCTTTGACCACCTAGGTCTTTAATATTTTCATCAAATGTGTGGTCTTCTTCATTGATTGAAATTCGATGATTACCACGATATGCACCATCCATCACAGGTGAACCAGCAACAACTGATTGAAGCCCAACACCTGCAATCTTCTTCACATGCTCTTCGCTTTCTTCAATTACATCTAAAGCAAATTGTGTGGGCTTATAACCTTTCCAGCTCATTACACTGTAACCTTGCGTATCTGTACAAGCCATGTTGCATCCGCAGCATCAGGCGAAACATTTATCACCCTAAAATCACCTTTAGGAGTGCCCCAAACATCACCAATTTTCGGTTCTGCTGTAACTTCGTTTTGCAACACAATCGATTTGCAATCATCAACTAGATAGTCAGAAGGCTTTGACAAATCCTTCAGGTAATTGCCAAACAATATACCTCGACCTGTGTAAGTCTCAGTTTCTTGGTTTTCATATTGACCAGCAATTGGATTCCATCGACCACTTGAAATTATTCTTGTGCATGAAAAAGGGTGAGTTGCATCGATTAATTTACTATCTAACGCTTTGGCGAGTTTGGATTGAATTTTGTTTTTAATCATAACCCAAACTCCAATCATATAGATAAAATAAATCTTGCGTGATGAGCTGAATTGAATATGCTTCAAACTCAACACTCGGGTTTTCTTCACCCATTCTCTTTTTAATTTCTTGCCATATATGCATCGCTTCGTGCGTTAGAAGACTGTGAATCTGATTTATTGTCCAATCGGTCTGGTTGCTAATTTGCACTATTGCAGAATCATCTGGTAGAAAATTCACTCTTGCGCTTGCACCACCCTCAAGAAACTCAAATAGTTTCGGCTTACTTGCCATCTTTAATAGCAATTTATCAAGCTGCTCTTGATTTGTGACTAGCGTGTAGCGCATATGTTGAAATGGCGTCTCATGCCAAGCTGGTAGGCGTAATTTTTTGGTCATCGATACACCTCAAAACCAAAGCCATTCGACTTATTTGGATTCGCAAGATCAACTGATTGAATCAATGCTTTGGCGATTTGCTCATATCGAGTTACAACAACTGAACCCTCAGCAAATGTTTCACTCACCGACACACCATTAGCGTTAACCGTTTCGCTTACCGTTTGACGATCTACACCGACAAATAGCGCTTCATCAATGATGCCGCGAACAATTTCAGCAGCAGCTAAAGTAAGATTCTCATCAATTGATTCAGGAACAAAACCAATCTGATTTTTCACCCAAGCATTAGCAAGAATCAAGGTTTGAGCTTTATCACTGGAGATTTCAAACGGTGTTCCAATGATCTGAAGCGCTTGCTGTTCTGTAATAAAGCTCATGTTTCACCTATTTTTTCTTTGTTTCTTTGGTTGTTGTTGCATCTGTATTTTCAGACAGCAAATCACCAGTTGTACCTGCATTTTTAACAGCAACTAATTCAGCGTGGGATACATTAAGCTGCTCTTCAAGTTCTTTCGCTTTCACAACCAATGCATCACGCTCAGTTTTGATGCCTTCTATTTCAGCTTTTAAGGCGTCATTTTCAGCAGCAACCTTTTCACATTCAGCTTTTGCATCATCAATGGTTTTTTGAAGTTCAGGTGCGATTTCAGTATTTAATTGAACAGTGAGTTGTTGTGTTTTTGGCTTGTAGTATTCAGGAACATCACCACCGTATTCGTTAGCTTCTTCAATAAAGTCTCCAATATTGACAGCTCGACGGTCGCGAATAATCCAGCCTTCAGCTTTTAGTTTTTGGATATTCTCTGGCGAGAAGTCGCTCGTAAAATATATCTTTTTGTGTTTCTGAGACATTTTTAATCCTCAAAAAGAAAGCCCTCTTTCGAGGGCGTTTCTATTATTTTGATTTAACTAACACACCAGCAGTATCTTTAACGCTAGTTGCAATTAAATCCCAGTTTGTGCTTGTGCCGATTGCTGCATCATTTGGTGATTTGCCACCAGCAGACTGATCCCAAGCATAACCCTTAACACCTACACCGTATGACCATTCAGCCTGGTATTCGTACTCGATGTTTTCACCACCAGTAATAGGGCGAAGCTCAGCATTAAAGTCATTGCTATCATTCACAACAACACCACCTTCAACTAGACCCAATGTCTTATAGAATGCAGTACCTGAGTTATCACCAACCAATGCAGACGAATCAGTAACAACGAATAAACGTCCAAACGGGTCACGAACAACGTTAATACCGTCGTAACGGAAAAGGTTTTCTGAGTTAGCTAAAGCATTATCAAAAAGATTATGCATGGTTGTTGAGTGAAGCACCCAAGCACGAATCGCACTTGAACGATCACCAAGCTTTGCAGCACCAGCGTTTAACAAGCGGAATGTTGCATCACCAGCACCATCACCATGTGTTGCATTAGTATTACCACCGATTGCAGAAGACCCTGCTAAAAGTCCAGCGTTTAGCATGTCAGCAATTTTAGCTTTCGCAAGTTGTTCGCCGATTGTTAATGCTGCTATTTCAGGGTTTTGAAGCACCCATAAATATTGCTGTTTTTCGTAGCGAATCGGTGGTGTTCCTGCTGCAACCTTAACTGCCACATCCAGCATTTGCTGTAAACGCTTAGCTTGAACAGCTCCCTGACCATAAGCATTACGACGACGCACAATACCATCAATGGCTTTAAATGATGCTTCGATGTCAAAATCACCATTAAATGGTTGTGAAATTAACTGAACCGCACCTTGTGATGCTTCGTTAAACTTCGCAACATCTTGTGCCACCGTTTCAGACATTGCAGCATAAGTTTGTTTATTAAATACTTGTAAATCAAAAGGCATGTGCCTCTCCTTTTAGTTAAGCTTGTTCGCCCACTTGCTTCATATAAGCAATTTTTTCCTCTTTGGTTTTACAATCAGCCAAAGATTTAGGCGCAGAATTATGAGAACCGCCACCACCCTGATAACCACCACCTTGAGACTGATTACCTTTTAAAATCGAATCTTTATACTGATATCCACCAACCAAAGTTTCTAAAGCTTCATCAAAGTCAGCGACTTCACCTGGTTTAGAGCGTGAGTAAATTTTTTGACCATCAGCACCATATGCGACCACTTTCCCATCTTCGATTTTGAAGTTATTTCCAAAAGTGGCTTGAACCATATCGACTGGCACTGCAATTTTTTCTTGAATAAACTTAGAACGTGAGAACCCGCCACCGATTAGCTCTTTGTGGTAATCGTTTTCGACTTTTTCCAACTTCTGAACTACTGGAGCATATTTCTCTTCGACTGCTTTGATCGCTTCGAGTTTGATTTTTTCGACTTCACCTGCATCCACAAGTTTTTTATCGTCAAAGTTTTTCAAAGTTTCTAAAGCTTTTTTAGCAGCACTCGGATCTTCAATGCCTTCAAAGTTTTTAAGTTGTGCAAGGGCTTGTTCTTTTGCTTCACGATGCGTTTTTGCTTCCGCATTTAAGGAGCTGATCTTTTGCATAGCTGAGCCAGCGTCAAAACCAACCTCCTTGCCATCATCGTGCACATAAACAGGCAAACCTTGAGTGTCTACTTCCGCATATGTTTTGCCATCGATTTGAGTCGTTTTAAGTTTCATTGGTATCCACCATTAGTTGTGAGCATCCGCTCGGTTGCGCCCCATTCATCCGAATTACAGGCAATAAAAAAGCACCCGAAGGTGCTGAAATTTGATAAATATTTAAAAGGTTGTTGGTTGAGCGACAGCACGCACCAAGTACATCAAACCTGTTTGAAAGTCTGTCTTAGCCATTGCAGCAAATCGCTCTGGTGTAGCAGCATCAAGTCGACGATCTTCTTCAACATCCAGAACTTGCATATTTGCATCACAACGACAATTGTATCGCTGGGTTGCAATGTGCTTTTGAACCTTCTCAATCACAGCTTGAACTTGTGGACCGATAGCTTTGATCTCATTCATCAAGTTAATTTCTTCTTGAGATAAATCACGATAGCCTTTGATTTTTTGGTGTTGGTTTTCCATTTTCTTCTCACATAAAAAAAGACCCTTTCAGGCCATGGATTTAATTTTGACTATTTTTAAGCTTTAACTTTTAAATGCTCACCAGTACATGTTTGAAATGCGATAAACCAAATCTTCAACCAGTGGTTTGCAGTATCACGCATCACAATTGCATCAGCTCGACCGCTGTCATACTTTGGCTTAATTTCATATTTCATAGAAAAACGGTTGAACTTAAGAACCTTGCGATGATCTTTAAGATTGGTTTTTTCAAGATTTTCTAAGATTTCACGCTCAAATAACCAAACTGTACGCTTTAGCCCTGTTTTCTTTGGTTCTTTTTTCACAATCCCAACTCCCTAAAAATCTTTTTCACCTAAAGCTTTAAGCTGCATCTAAAACTCGCCTAAATGTCTCTTTATCCATTTCTTCAAGTTCAGCAAGCGTATATCCACGTTTATTTAATGGATCTGCAAACTTCTCAATTGGGTATTTGCCTTCTTTGTAGAGCAGATAATTTGATTTACCAAGCCACTTTCTTTGGAAGAACTCATCTTGTTTAGCAAACCACTCAGGGTATGAGGTATTTGCATCAACTTGACCAATTTCCCCGTCACGCTGATCTTTGGGAATGTCCTTAACTTTTCGATCATCAGCAACAAAAGGACGCTTTCCAAGAACATTACCGTCTGCATCGCATCCAACATAAGTTGTTCTATTGTGCGGATGAACGGGAAAACGTGGTCGCTTCGGATCATCAATCGCAAATACATGACCATCAATTGAGGCGCAGTACTTGCACGTCCTACCATCCAGAGTTGCCACTACTTTTACGTGCGTAAACCCTAACGCCTTATATGTATCAATATAAATAGCATTAGATATATGACTTCGAGCTGTTCTGACTTGGCGCTCTATAGATTGGCGTGATGCTTCTAAAATCCCATCTTTATAATCGAGAGACTTTCGCCCTTTAATTTTAAGAGCGATTTGCTGGTTGGTTAGACCCTGCTGAATGCCATCACGAATGACATATTCAACTTTCTTACGAAGCGTTTCAGCCATATCCGCAAAGAGATAATCAACCAAAGCGCCGCCAGCAAATGGAGCTTTTTGAGCACTCTTTAATGCTTCAGCACCACCAATGACAGCAGCAGTTTCACCCGCCAATTTTGCTGTGTATGTCGCTTCATAAATCGCAAGCTCTAATGCAGATTTCTCAAACTTTTCAGTTAAATCCACATCAATTGAAGTGAACCACTCATTCAGAATGGATTTGATTTCTTCAATACGCTTTGACGCTTTCGCTTTAGATCCAAAATTAAGCGATTTTAGGGCGTTTCGTTCTGACTCTGATAAATCCTCAAGCAATTCAGCTAAACGCTGTAATTGAGCATTTGAGAGAGAATTAAAGTGTTTAGTGAGTTCGTTTACTGATTGCGATGAAGCTCGGTATAGATAAGCGTTGTGTTGACTCAACGCATTTACCAAGGCTTTTTGCGTTGAGATGTTCATACTTATTCATCCTCAATCCCATCCTCACGTGCTTCAATCTGCTTCACAACATCCTCCCATTTTGATTCGGTGAATGTGCCTGTCTGCTCGTAGTGATACCAAACAAACCAAGGCATTGAACCATTTAGACAAGCCTCGTAAATCAATCGTGAACGAGCTGGATCATACTTTGGCTTATTGAAGTCTTGAGCAATCGTGAAGCTAAGTTCTTTAGTCGTAAAATCATGGGTCGGCATGGCAAATTTCGCACACCAACGTAACGCGATAGTCAAAGCCTCTGAAACATTGGCAACGACTAAAGACAAAACTGAATGTTGAACTGAGTTTTCGTTATCAGCCTGAGTCGCTGTCTTATTTGCAGACCCAACTTCAATTAAACGAGCACCCATTTCCTTCATCTGATCCCATTTATCTTGCATTCGCTTGTAAGCAAGACCATTTTCATCGGCTTGGATAAATTTGGCATCAGCTGGAATACCAGAGCGACTACCCACTTGAGCGCCTGACTCTTGAACCATCTTGTACTGTTCATCAGTGATGTTTGGAAGGCACAAAGTAGGCTGACCCACCACAAACGCCGACTCTTCCACATCAGCTGAGCTTCGATAGTATGAAAACTCAATTTCTGCCAATTCATAAAGCGCTGGCATGTGGATTTCTTCAGAGTTGTCTACGCCTCCGCAGAAAGTGAAAGGTATGTAATCCCAAGTCTGACCATTGTAATCACGCGGATAAGCTTCACCAGTTGAAAGCCAATCCCCCTTTTCATCTTGAACAAACACCTCAATCGAATAAACAAATCGACCATCAATGTTTTTTAGCCAAAGTACACGGTATTGCTTCGATTCAGATACATCAAAACCATCTCGAGTCTTAACAGTCTCTAAAATTTTAACGTAGCTCAGCTTTTTTTGATTACCAACAACAATGTAATCCCAATCTTCAATCGACTTAGCATCAATGATATGAATCATCGGGAAAGCGCCTTTTTGACGCTCCTCAGCCTTACTTCGACTTGGCGGGACGACTGGATAATCAACGTAAACACCACAGCGGTAATGCATTTCAATTAATCGAGTCGCGCGTTGTGCAACTTGGTGGATTGAACGTCCACCACCATCAGCATTTCGCTCTAAATATTCCAAATCTTCAGGTCGATTGAATACTGGCACTTTGCCAAAAGCTAAACCAATATGATTTGCCAGTGTTGTTTTAGTCACACCTGGAAAGCTTGCACGAGCAATATATTCCTTGTATCTCTTATCGCCTGTTTCATCATTTTTTGACCCGAATAACGCAGGTTTTGGTAAATAAGCAGTGTTTTTTGACTTCACTGTTTCCTGACCACTACAAGCATGGTCTAGCTTTTCCCAGACTTTGACGTGCTTTTCATAGTCAGCATGTTTGCTTGTAATGCTCATATTAAAATCCAAACATTGGTATATTGATTGATGTGACTTTTTTTCGTTTATTCATTGCCACTGCAAAATATCTAAAGCCATCAGCACCATGAGAATGAGCATCATGCAAAGGTTTGTCTTTCCAAAATCCTTTGTCATCCCATTCTTTGCGGTAGTTTTCTAGATGAGTAATACCTTGCTCACACCTGGTTTCATCAAATTCACAGTTGGGTAAAATTTCACGGACCAACTCAATCCCATCCATGACTCCAATATTTGGCACCACTTCAAATTTTACTGAGTAAATGGATCCGTCTATTTCATAACCCTCTTTTGCGATATCAAGTCGAGACTTTCCATCATTCATCAAAGATCGATTCTGAATATCATGCGGTGCATAATGTTTTGAGTAGGTGTAGCCCTTATCTTTCAGTACTTTGAAGTAGTGCCTCATGCCTTCGCCTGAGTTCTCGTAGTAATCGATAACTTGGTAGTAGTTTTCTGATATTTGACGAACAAACCAAATTGCAGTCGAATCGGATACACCCAAGTCCCAAAACGTCATGACTGGCAAATGCGAGTTGTCAGGCAAATCACCTATACGCTTCTCAGCATATAAAAACTTGAATTGCTTAGCGTAATAAGCGCCTTCAACTGACTGCTGAAATGCCTCTTCGGGAATTGATGGATACTCACGCTTAATATCATCACCAAGCGTTTTCTCTTTGGATGCATACCAAGCCTGCTGTTCAGGTGTGGTCTTGATGCCATGCTTAGATTCGAGTAAGGCAAAGTATTCTTTTAAGCGATCCGACAATTCACCATTAACGGGAATGGAATACTCTTTATTTTTCCACCATGAGAAAAAGAAAAAACGCCACTCAAGGACGTTTAAGGTTCTACCCAACAAGCTTAATTTCTCAGCCTCTTGGCAATAGTCGTAAAAGTACCCTGCTCGACCTTCTGCTGTAGATTCAAGGGTAATACGACCACTTAAAGGCACCGCTTCAAATGCACCAGTGACAATTTCTCGAGCTTTATCAGGAAACTTGGCGCAAATCTTACCGAATTCTGATACATGCAAACTATCTAAGGTACCACCACGGAAAGATGTTGAAATAGCAACTGAACCACCTTTCACAAAGACCAGCTCTTCGGTAGTCATCTTCTCAACTGGATTTGCTTTCTTCACCAATTGAGGCAAAGCATCATAAGCGTATTTGATTTTTTCTCGGAATAAACGCTGTGCATCACTCAGCTTGTGAGCAATCATCGCGCATTTCTTTGATTCAAATATCGCTGCATCCAATTGGATAATGCATTTTTCAGTAGTAAAACCAAGCTGACGCGCTTTTAAAATCACGTTGCGCGTGTGCATGTTGTCGTAATATTCAAGCTGCTCAGCAGTCATCTTGAATTTGATCTTACGACCTTGCTTATTCGTGATGTAGTAAAGATTATTGATTCGCCAAAAGCGATCTTTGAGTTTGATTTTAAGTTCCGCAAAAGTCATTTTTGCCATTTGCGCCTCCTAAAATTCACTCCTCGCTACTAATCTCGTCAATAAGTTCAGACATAAGATCGACATTAACATCCACCTCAAGCTTATCTTTGAATGCACCTACACTCACATGCTTACCTAAAAGCTCAAGATTTTTAATTTTATCTGGCCATTTAATCTTTTTAATCCAGCCAATTTGTTCACGATCTTCACCGAAGCCTTCAAATTCTTCTAGATTTTCAATATTGGAAACATATTGACGCCAAATTAAGGGCCATTCACCGATAGGTCTAAATGAATAATTGTCATCCATGATGTCCAATACATCCATTTGATCGATCTCAACCAAACGCCTTAACACATAATCCGCATCAATTTTGGTGCGCTCAATTCGCTCCGAACTTAAATAAGCAATACGTTGCTGAACATCATCACGTGTAAAAATTGGCGTTACGTTTTGGCGGTTCTTAATACCCACCTCACGTCCAGCACGTGCGTAATTTAAATCTTTCAGGTATTCGTGACAAAACAGCTCGTACTTTTCATTCTCAAGCGGTTCCGCCCCTGCGGGCAACTCCCGCTCTTCGTTTGTCATTTCTTCAACACCGATTTGATATTCTTAATCTGCTGCTCAATATCATCCATTCGCTTACGACAATGGGCTTTAAATTCCCATCGTGAATTAAGATGATTGAGCGCTGCTAAATGCTTCAAGTCACTTTGCAGTGACTCAAGATTCTTCTGCGCTTCTACTTTGTCGACCATCAACCTTCTCGCCCAAGCCCATAGCCTTCACGACCAAAACCGTAACCATCCTTATTTAATTCAATTACATCTTTCATCACACACGACCTTGACGCTTGTATTTGCGTCGCTTTGCTTGACTGATACGGTTGACCTTTTGGCTTGGTTGCTGAGGTAGTGTACTTTTCATAACTTGATTCAAGGCGTCCACACTACTGGCAGCCATACTTAGTGATTGACTAAATCCAAATGCAGAGGCAACCAACATCCCTAGATTTAAACGACTCAAACGCATGAGCTTCTCCAATAAAAGAAAACCCCTCAACATCTAGAATGCGAGGGGCTTTTGTGTGCCGTAATACGTCCGGCTAATTCAAAACATTACCAGCACTATCCATAACCTTGGGGCATAAAATCGCTGGATTTGATTCTTCATTCCGAAAAATTAGTCTTAAAACCTTATCTCGATCCAACTTCCCATCAGAATAGATTTGGTTTTCTTGGGCCTGAAATTGACGTTGTTGATCATCTGCGTAATAAACAATCGTGTAAAAATTTTGATCTATATTAGTCATATCATTGAACTTGTTAATTAAAGATCAATTATAGCACAAAAATCACCCAACCAATTTGTAAGCTATTGATTTATAAATATATGCACACTTTAAGAATTTGGCGCGCCTAGTAGGATTCGAACCCACATGAGTCGGAATAGAAGTCCGATGCATAATCCTTTCTGCCATAAGCGCATTAAAAAGGATGTGGCGATCTGCCACACCCTTGCCTTAGATTACGATATTGACCAGCTCGGCAACTGATCTACCGCTACTCACAATTACACACACCTAACATGCACGGTCTGCTTTACTTGCTTTCAACCCTCTTTTGGTCGGGACGCTACTCCCTAGTTCAAGCCCCATAAAGGGAAGTTTACTCGAAGGCATGTTCCACTGGTCAGCACTCCAGCAGGATAATTGTCTTTTTACAGACAACAAAAAAGCCCACCGAGGTGAGCTTCTTTTAGAACCAAGTGCAATATTTACACTTCGGTCACTTATAACACAAAATAGCGTATACGCCCGCGCGCGTCAAGCCTTATATTTTCAAACGATTGTCACGCGAATGAATAAAGAATCGCCCACAATTAACCATCATGCGTGTTTGGGTCTCACCTTGCCCTGTAATTAAGCCCACAGACTTCAAACTCCGATTCTCTACCTTGTGCTTAATCAAACACATCACCGCAAACTTAGCTTGATAATCCACACTCTCTGAGCGCAAAACTGAACGTAATAAAGCTTGGACTTGATCGGCTTCAAAATCACTGATCTCGCAGCGAATATAAATCTTAGATGAGCGAGGTGTCTTGTCAGCCTCTTGAATCAACCAATAGATCTGATTTACGTGTAAACCATCTGGTAATGAGCCACCTTTCATTCTAACCGTTTCACACCATGCCCCAAACTGCTCAAGCCATCCATCAATGTTGTATTTCGACCAATCCATTACTTGAGTTTTTACCACTGCATTCATCCCCGATCCCCTTAAAATTCACTCAAATTTGTTCCAACCACCACACCGAACACAATCGCCACAATATTTTTAATAACCCTCGGAGTTTTGTATTTATTCATCAAGGCAATCACCACAAGTGACACAACAACCATCAATATTACTTTCATCCCCGATCCCCTCTTATTTTCCAAATATTCTCAGCAACACCATTCCAACAATGAAGGCCACCAATACAATTGCTTCGTTTATATCCATCACTTCCACCCTCAAAAATTCTCAAACTTCCAACCGCTTTGCTTATCCCAATAGACCGCCACAAATGGGATCGGATGCATTGACGCTGCGACCTTAATCTTTACCTTTGCATCGTCTTCCCAAAAGCCTTTCACTTCATGAGCTTCAAGCTCACCATTAGCTTTCATTACGATAAAATCAGGCGAGTAGAATGTTTTGTCTGCCAAGCGAAACTTGATTGAATCGAAGGCGAAATACTGGATTTCGCCCGATAGTTTTAGTTGTTCTAAATGTTGAGCGTATTTGCGCTCTGTATTGTTCATTACGCCCTGTTTAAGTCGCCCTAGTGCTCTTGCGCCACCTTTCGACTTGCTAGCCGAAATGGTGGATTTTTGGCGCATCTGACGAGCTTTAAATTGTTCTTCGGTCATGCGGATGGTCAAGATTCACCTCGCAGGGCTTTCATGTCATCTTTCAAACAACGAATCATTACCATTTGCAGAAACTCAAAGTTTCGTCTGCGATCTTCCTCCACGTAGCTAAGATCACCGTCTAGCATTCCAAGTGTTTTAGATATTCTTTTCTCAAGCTCCGCCTTTTCCGCTTTGAGTAGATCAATCTCCACTTTGCAATCACGATGAAACTCTTGAAATGCATCTCTCTCGTATTTCAGTTTTTCATTTTCCTTTTGAAGCTCATCAATCTTGGTTTGTTGGTGTTGCCACACACTCAAACCAAAATCTAAATCATGGCATCCATACCCACATTTCTTGTCTGTGTGGGGTGTGCATCTAAGTTGAAGCTTTGCTCTGTCGTTATTAGAATTGATAATAAAATCTTCAAATCCTAATATGGATTGAGCATTAAACTCTTTGATTGAGTTTTGATATTCCTCTAGAGTCTTAAACTCACTCATCCCATGCACCCCTATTTAATTCTTCTTCAGCATCCAAATTAATCACCACCGTATTTGGGCCAATATGATTCTCTAAATGCGTGAAGGTGTCGGTGTACTCATCAAAAGAAGTTTTCTTCTTCGCTCCACATTCAGCACATGCATGAATTTGAGACTGATCACCGTTTGCAGTCACATCAAACCAAATGTGATTGCATTGCTTCACTTCGTAATGATTCGTCATGCTGCTACCCCCAACCCCAACTCAGGATTAATTAACTTGATCGACTTAAATTCCATTTCATGCTTAAAGCTTTTGAAAGACGAGAAGCACGTTAAACAACAATGATTTGTCACGATTCGATAATCACCTTCGATGGAGTTAAGGTATTTCTCCAGCTCATGATTGAAACCAAGCCATTTCTTCTTAAACCCACCATCTTCAACATAAATATCCGCTTCTTCATCACCCAAGAACTGCCAAAGATGCATTGGAGTTGCTGTAGCTAGCTGAAACTCAACATCAACCGCCTCACCCGTTTCATCATTCACAGCATGGATACGACTCACAATGTGATAGCTCTGTTCTGCTGGGATCGTCTGCGTTTTAAGTGCAAGCGCTAAATCCCCTTTATGTGCTCTCATCCAAACATGCAGTGGCGTATGTATTGACTCTTGAGGATCAACCCCATTCATCAAATGGTGAAGCTCGATAATTCGCTTTGCTTCATTCACCTCCCAAGTCATTTGGAATTTGTGGACTTTCTGTTTGATAATTTGCTTTGGGTTATATTTTTTATTTCGCTTTTTCATCCCTGTGCTCCACCAGTTGTAATCATTCGGAATGCCTTTCTTGTGGCAACCGCACCTTTGCTTGTTTTTTCTAAATACCCACCATCAATCAAATTTTTGATATATCTTTGTGCGGATCTTCTGGAAACCGAAAGGTATGCAGAAACCCAAGCTGATGTGACTGGTTTAAATTGAGCAAACGATACAATTGAGAGCATGTCGCCAAAGTTTTCAGTTTTCTCTCCACTCACGCCACACCTCTCGCATCTTCCCTGCGCTTTTCAACCATCTGCGCTAATGTCATTTCCCAATTTTTTACAGCTTGTGGAATAGGCTTATTCACAGCCGCACACGCCGATTTGTATTTCTCTATGTCATCAAAAGGATCTATATGCCCCATTTCGACTGTTTCCCATGGCTGAATCTCTTTGTGCTCAGGTTGCATCTTGTTCAGATTGCGCTTGATGTGTGGTGCAAGTTTCGCTAAAGCCTCTTGAGCTGTAGTCCTGTATCGCTCCGCATCACACTTAATTTCTTGAGTGGTTTGTTTGTGCTCTAGCAAGTTTTGAGCTTCAGGTGCTGGTAAAAACCCATCAACTTCTGCTTGTTTAATCGCTGCAATCGCCTGGTCTTTATCAACCCCAAGTGAAGTCACATAAATCGGCTTCAATCCCTGATCTTTAGCTTGTGTTACAAGGCGGTCGTACGCGTCACAAAATATTTTCTTTGCTTCTGCGCGTTGATACTTATCACCAGTCTTTACTAGGTCTTCGCAGCGACTGAATGCTTGAGCCATTTGCTCAGTCCAAACCACTGTCAACTCACGACCATCAAAGCCAATCGACTTTTCAGCAATCGCCCATGCTTCATGTGAGCCGAGCCAGTCATCGGTCTTTGGTTCGCACCATGCACGAAATTCAGGAATGGTTGGGCAAAACGTAGATTTCTGCATACGCAAGTAACCGCGTTTAAAATCCTCTTGAGTTAAGCCTTGCAAGCACTCAACCATCGCATCCGCAATTTCTACTGCTGGGATATCACCCCATTGCTCAGCATATTTTTTCCCATAGAACGCCTTCATCTTGTTCATTAGGCGAGCCGCGTGTTCAATTGTAAAAATACTCATTGCTCATGCTCCCAAGTGATTGCATACGAATGGTCTGGATTTACATCAATGGCTTGCTCTTGACGCTCTGTTCCAATGCCGTACTGAGCAAAGAAGGCATCATGGTTATTCAGGGTTTGGCTGTTTTTTGATGCTGCTGATTGGTAGCCAGTTTGCCGATTGTTGTTCAACTTTGCCCAGTCATCGCGAATTGCTGTTTTGAAAGCAGCATCCCAATTCAGGTACTTGTACCCATTGGCTTCACACTTGGCAGTGAAATACTCAAGATGTTGCTCAAGGTGTTTGTAGTTTTTTTCCTGCGCCCAAGTTCGGACTTGATCACTGATTGCGAAGTTTTTAGGAATGGAGGTTTTTACTTTTCCAGATTCACGTTTTTTGGCAGTAGGTTTAGTTTGTTTTTCACCCTCTGTTTTTTGCTCGGTTTTTTCGTGTGCGGATACACTATCTGATACTTCATGGTAGTTATTGGTAGTTAATGGATGTTTGTGTGACTCTGCGTCACTACTTTGTGCGCTTAAAGTCACTACTTCATGCATTAAAGTCACTACTTCCATGTCGTCAAAGTCACTACTTGTTTTTCTTAGGTGGTGACTCTGCGTCATTGCTTTGGTGATATTTTCAAAAACAAATTTGTATTTTGAATTACTTCCTCTTGCTCTCTTTACCAACAAAAAACCAAGTTTTTCGAGCTGCTTGATGTGGTGACTAACAACACGGTTTGACAACCCAGTGTCATCCATTAATGTTTGGATTGTTGGGTAGCAGATGCCTGTTTCAAAATCAGCATAGGTAGCCAAGGTTAAAGCAACATGCTTTGTAGTTGAGTGCATCTTGATTGAGCGAATACTGGTGACGTAATTAAACTTTTTTTCCGACATGGCTTTTCGCTCATTTTTTGGAAAACGAACAACCTCACCTTGTGGGTATGATGGTTCATATGCTAAATTTGATTTCATGTTCATTTTTCCTTCATGACTTGTGAACACAAAAGCCTGATTTCGCGGATCAGGCTTTTTCTTTGTCTAAATCCCCGTGAATCCCTTCCGATCCCTCATGGAATTGAACCTCAGTGCTTAAGTCCCGCAATAAAGCTGCTACTCCCAAGCGCTCAAAGGATTTTGCTTGTAAATTAAGGATATGCCATTCACCAGCAATTTCCTTTTCCAGGAGATAAGCAAGGTATTGAGCTAAGTCCTTACCTTTAATATTTGAGAGAACCTTTGCACGCTCATGGTTTTCGGGAGACAAGCGAACATGTGTAGATTTCTTTTCAAGACTCATAAATTCACCTATGCAATTTGCTGGGGTGCGCAGTGCGCCAGCCATAATTTTTCCAAATTCTTGCCTTTCTCGTATCCAAGGCGTTTGCCACACAACCCGTTTTCAAGATTGCTTACATAGTTTTGAGAACAATTAATCTCAGTAGCGATTTGGGTTTGAGTTAATCCTTGTTCCTTCAAATCAATGATCATTTTTTGCCATTGGTTCATGGGAGACCTCCTATATTTCTTATAAATATATAGGTTTTCCGATATTTATACAATAGCCAAACCGATTGGGATTTGTATCAGAATTCCGATAGCGGTATTTAAGGAAAAGTTCATGACAACTTTGGGTGAAAATTTAAAGAAAATTCGCAAAGCGAAAAAAATGACCCAGAAAGAATTGGCTCAAAAATCTGGAGTTAAGCAATCTGTTATCTCTGATCTAGAGACAGGAAATGCGAAATCCACTGGATCGATTTTAGAGTTGGCTAATGCGCTTGGTGTGACCGCTGAAGAATTAAAGAAAGGCGCTCTTGATGAGGTTTCATTGATAAACGTTGTGCCAGTAGTTCCACGCATGGCCCCTGTCTTGTCATGGGTTCAGGCAGGTACGATGACTAATGTTGAATCTGTTGATATGTCACAGGTGGAAGAATGGCTGCCCATTCCAGATGGTGATTGTGAGAAGTGCTTTTACTTGAAAGTACAGGGTTTGAGTAACTACCCAGAATTCCATGAAGGTGATTACATTCTTGTGGATCCCACCCTGCCTTTTAGTGATATGAACTCAGGCGATATCATTGTTGTTAGAAAGTTTGATGATGCGACTTTTAAGCGCCTAGTAATTGAGCCAGATGGCGCTAAATACCTACAGGCGATTAATCCTGAATTTAAACCAAATATTATTCCACTTGATCAGGACTGTGAATTTGTTGGTGAGGTGGTGGATTGTATTCGCTATGTTTATCGAGCTAAGAAAAAACTGCGTAAGATTTAGAAAATAAAAGCCGCTATATGCGGCTTGGGCAGCATGGGGTTAAGGTGAAAATATTTGAAGTTTGTAATCTCGGAGAAATAGTAAATTTCAATATGAGGGTAGATTGAGATGAGTTGTTTATGAGTAGAAAAATCACAAAAGTAAGAAGTCTAAATGTAATCAAATTCAGAGCTTTAAATAATATAGTCATTCCTTTTGGCGAAAGAGTCACCGTGATTTGCGGAAAAAATGGTACAGCAAAATCTACTATTTTGGGTCTTCTAGCGCAAATTTTTAGCTTTGATAAAGACTATGTAAAAAATCAAGATCTTCACTTTACCCCCTTACATGCAAACTTTTTTAAATCGAAATTTAGTGACCACTTCAGGCTTTCTGAAAATTTTGATTTTGCTGGAGATTTAGAAGCATCCTATACCTTATATGATGCATATTTCGATTCTACCATTACACCATCATTAAAATTCTATAATCTTAAAGATCGCCGCCTACCTCGAGCAATAGTGCGAAACAATATTGTTACATCAACTGTTACCAACGATAGTAGAAATGTCACTCATCCAGTTATTTACTTAAGTTTAAACAGATTAATTCCAATTGCACATAGAGCAAAGTATGAAACCAAAGACTTGGATTTTTTAGAAAAAAATTCAGATGAGTTTATCAGAGCCAATAATCAGCTATTATGTAAATCGACAGGCAGTCAGTTTACCTCAACCACCGGCTCAATTGATTCGGCTGTTGTTCATTCTAATGATTATGATCATGAAGCTATTTCAGCTGGTGAAGATAATGCAGGCCAAATAATTCAAGCAATCTTTTCATTTAAGAAGCTTCAGCAAGAATACCCTGATTATCATGGTGGCATATTACTAATAGATGAAGCTGATGCTGGACTTTTCCCTGGAGCTCAATATCAATTAAAGGAAATTTTAAATAGATATGCAAAAGAATTAAGTTTGCAAATAATTATAACGACTCATTCTCCAATTTTAATTGAAGAATATCATTTACTCGCTCAACAAGACCATAAAAATTTTAAAACCATATATCTATCTAATAAGTTAAATAAGATTGAAGTTCTAGAAAATATATCTTGGGCCGATGTTTTTGCTGATATTAGTGTAAAAATGAAAGTAATAAGCTCTGAACTTTCATTCCCTGAAACCAATGTGTATTTTGAGGATGATGAAGCTAGAGCTCTATTCAATGCCTTAGTAACTCAAAGAAAGTTAAGAAAACCATTAAAGTTAATGACTGGCATATCAATGGGGTGTAATAATTACATTGAGTTAATTAGACAAAAAGTACCGGAGTTCAATAAGTTTAGCTTATTGATCCTAGATGGAGATGTAAAAGATAATCTTATTAAAGGCCATAAAAATATTATTAAGCTTCCAGGAAATTTGCCACCTGATCAATTGCTTTTTGAATTTTTGTTTAAACTTCCTGAAAATGATAATTATTGGAGTAATAAAGCAAAATTCACAAAAGATGTATTTAACTCACTCCCTACTGTGACTGCAATTAATAATAAGCTAAATCTCCCTTTAGCTATTGATGATAATTTTTCATTGAAGATGTATATCGAAGATCAGAAATATTCATCTGCTGAGGAAGACAGAATACGACAACTGTTTAAAAACTTTTTTAAATCAGATGAGATCCAGACACTTATTAAAGGGGGAATTAATTTAAACCCCTACAAAGTACTTGTATCAGAAGAACCTGACTTAAAAATAAAGTTTTGTAAAAGTTTAGAGACTGCTACCAAATATGTTTTAACAAAAAACAAAGGGGTTCCCTCTCATTTGGTAGAAAGCTGGTATGAAAACACTTAGAATTGACAAATGATGAGAGGAGTGTTTTTTTGAGTATCTACCATACACCACTACGTTACCCTGGTGGTAAAGCAAAATTTGCTCCTTTTGTAAAAGATTTGATGGAAGCGAATAGCCTTTCAGGTGATTATCTCGAACCATATGCGGGAGGTGCTGGTGTTGCTCTAGATTTATTATTTAATGATTACTGCAAAAATATTCATATCAATGACTTTGATGTAGCAATTTATAATTTCTGGAAAAGCATTACTGAAGATACTGAAAGTTTTCTAAAGAAAGTAGTTGATACTAATGTAACCATAGAAGAATGGTTTAAACAAAAAGAAATCTTGGCTAGTCCTGAAATTCATTCAACCCTTGAACATGGTTTTGCTACCTTCTTTCTTAACCGAACTAATCGTTCTGGAATTTTAAAAGGTGGCGTCATTGGTGGAAAGGCTCAATCTGGCGTGTACAAGCTGGATGCTCGTTTTAATAAAGTGGATCTTGTTAAGCGAATTGAAATGATTGGCAAGTTTGCTAAACATATTAATGTCTACAATAAGGATGCAGTTGAGCTTTTAAATGAAGTCGACAGCTTCCTGCCCCCAGACTCCCTTATCTATCTAGACCCTCCCTATTATGTCAAAGGCCAAGGTTTATATAGAAATTTCTATATGCATGAAGATCATGTTCAAATTCGAAAGGCACTGGATTTTGTGAAAACAAATTGGATAGTTTCTTACGATAACTGTCAAGAAATTAAAGATATTTATACTGGATATGTGCAAGATGATTATGTGTTGAATTACAGTGCATATCATAAAATGAAAGGCTTAGAAGTTATGATCTATGGTCCTTCTATCAAGTCAGTTGATATCCCTAGTCAGCAATTAAACCTTAATATTGCATAATAAACTCCATCTAACCCACCCGATCGGTGGGTTTTCTTTTGTCTATTAAAACATAAAAATATAAATATCGGTTTTTCTATAATTTTATCGGATTTCCTATTGACTAATAATATCGGAAATGCGATATTTACCTCACAGACAATAAAAAGCCCCGAAGCATAAATCTTGCAGGATTACTTCGAGGCTCTTGTAAACACTTGCACGCTTACGGAGTTAAGTATGAATCAAATACATCCAAAGAGTCAAACAACTCAAATCCTATATCAGCCACCTACTAAGACTGAAATGAAACCTAAGTCATTCATTAAAGACACTATTCACAACATTGTTATGGCCCTAGTCGTAGTTTCAATTATGAGTGGTCTCACAACTGCTTGCTTCTATGCAGCTGATAAAGAAGCTGAATATCAACAAAATCAAGCCGAAGTTCGTGCGGAGGTGGTGAAGTGAGTAATCGAATTTATAGTTTTTCAGGCGATGAAAATTGGGCTGATTATGAAAATCCTGCCGAAGCTCTGGAAGAGATGTTGGATGATGACTCTCTTGAAGTTGGAAACACATTCCTAACAGGCATTAAGCGCACCCCATCACCAACACAATTCATTCTTGATGCAGATGAAGTATTAGAAAATTACGACTGTCGTATTTACGACAACTACCTAAGTGATTACACAGGTGGGAATACTGGGTCAAAGGATGTTAGCGATGAGGCGAAAAATGAGCTTAATAATTTCCTGAATAAGTGGGCTGAAAAGTATTTGGTTATTACATTTTATGAAGTTGATTGTGAAGAAGAAATTCCTGTTACCCAAGAAATGATAGACGCATTCCATTCGAATGAGCCAATCCCTTTGCCAGAGTTCAAATTCAAGGAAGCCGAACAATGAACGCAATATCAATTCAAACTGACTTGTTAGCTCCCTGTTTTCCAGCTTTTAAAGTTGAATCGGAAATTGTCTTAGGCGATCGAATCCAATTTGTTTTAAGCCTTGGTTGTTGTTCGATTGATTGCTCAATGCCTGTGCTTAAAACCACACAAAGCTTTTTGATTAACCACACCTCCGATCCACAAAACGAAATTGATTTAGATATCGACTCGTGGAAAGCCATTGAGAATACGCTTGTTGATGTGCTTGCAAGTGATGGTGTGGCGATTCAAGAAGGTCAGCAATTCATGCTCACAGATGACCAAATTTATCGATTAAATGAACGCATCGAGTGGGCTGTTGAAGAAGCTTTTGAAAAGGAATTAGCAGCAAAGAAGTTGGCTGCTGAAGAATACTGAGGGACTGGAAATGAATGCAAAATTTGAATTGGAAGTTTTGAGTGAAAACTCAAATGAGATTGTTGAGGCTTTTAAGACTGAAGGTGGTGCGCAATCCTTGTTTGATCGCATAGCAACCCAAGCTCGAACAATTGTTCCTGATTTATCGACTGATAAGGGTCGCAAAGAGATCGCATCGATAGCTCGTAAAGTTGCTTCCACAAAAACTGCTTTTGATGCTCACGGCAAAGCCCTTAAAGAGCAATACACGGTAATCACAAACAAGATCGATGCAGATCGAAAACTATTCCGTGACCAGTGTGATGCACTACGTGATGAGATTCGCAAGCCGTTAACTGATTGGGAGAATGCTAAAAAAGCACGCGAAGCAGAGATTCAGAGCAAAATAGCTGAATTTGATAAAGGGCGTATCGATATTGGTTCTCCTGCTGAGCTAATTAAATCAGTAATAGCCGAAATCGAATCAATCGAGATAGATGACTCATTTGATGATTTCAAGGACGTTGCAAAGCTTCGTAAATATGAGTGCTTAGAGCACATGAAAGTCATATTGATCGAACGCGAAAAATTTGAAGCAGAGCAAGCAGAACTCGAAGCACTGCGCCTTGCTGAACAACAACGCATTCAGCGTGAACATGAGGAAAAAATTGCTCGTGAAGCCGCTGAACGTGCGACCCGTGAAGCGGAGGAAAAAGCTCGTTTAGAGGCTGAACGTGTACAACGCGAAAAGTTTGAAGCAGAACAACGTGAAGCTCGACTGAAAGCTGAAAAAGAAGCTGCTGAACTGCGTGCTGTACAGGCTGCTGAAAATGAACGTAAGCGTATTGAAGCGGAGACTTTTGCTAAGGCTGAGGCAGAGCGCAAGGCTGAAGAAGCGCGTTTGGCTGATGTGGAGCACAAAAAGCAAATCTGTGGCGAGGCGCTTAAAGGTTTGACTAATCTTGGTGTGAGTGCTGATCAGGGCAAAGCTATTCTGAATGCAATCAATAAAGGCCTGGTGCCTCACGTTTCGATCAAATTTTAAGGAATAAAAATATGAATGCACCAGTACAAACGAATTTAATTACCGCTCAGATCAGTCAACTTTCTACTGTGCTTGGTTTGCACAACGTTGATCCCGCTGAGCTTGAGCAAACTTTAATTCAAACGGCTTTTAAATCATCGACACAAATTACACGCGAGCAAATGGGCGCACTGCTGATTGTTGCAAGTCAGTACAAATTAAATCCATGGACCAAGGAAATTTACGCTTTCCCTGATAAGAGTAAAGGCATTATTCCTGTAGTGGGTGTTGATGGTTGGTCTCGCATCATCAATAGCAACCCAAACCTTAACGGAATTGAGTTTGTATTTTCGGACAACATGGTTCGTATGAATAAGGCAAAGGTTGATTGCCCTGAATGGGTGGACTGCTTGATTTACCGCAAAGACCGTGAACGCCCCACTGTGGTTCGTGAATATTTGGATGAAGTATATCGTGAGCCAATGGGTGCTAATGGTTTTGCGGGACCATGGCAATCTCACCCTAAGCGTTTTTTGCGCCATAAGGCTTTGATTCAGTGCGCACGCTTAGCTTTTGGTTTTGTTGGTATTTATGACCAAGATGAAGCGGAACGAATTCAGGAGAATAGCTCACCAAAAACAGTTAGTGGCTTCGATGAAAATACAATCCCCGATGGTTATGATGAGTTTGAGTTGCAGCATCTGAATGAAATGCGCGCCTTAGCTCTTGAGGGTCTTGAGGCTCTTCAGGCTGGTTTTGATTCACTACCTAAAGGTAAATGCCGTTCTCACTTCTGGACTATTCATAAAGAGTCGCTTAAAGCAGCAGCAGAAAAAGCAGATCAATCACATGGAGAGACTTATGAACATTCTCCAGCGTAATGATGATTGGCATGCTCAAAGATGTGGAAAAGTTACCGCATCGCGCATAAAAGACATGGGTGCTAAGCCAACTAAAGGCAAGAAGTATAACGCCTTAACACTGACTATTCTTTCTGAGCGCATCACTGGCGTTCAGGAGGAATCAAAGCCGACCGCATTGATGCAATGGGGTATTGATCAAGAGCCTTTTGCAATTACTGCTTATGAAAATGAGCGTGGTGCGATTGTTTCAAATGTGGGGTTGGTTGACCACCCTGCTATTGAAATGAGTGGGGCGAGTCCAGATGGCTTGGTTGGTAAAGATGGTCAATTAGAAATTAAGTGCCCATCCACGACTACACACTTGAACACCATTTTAATGGATGAGGTGCCTGCTGAATATATTCCACAGATCACATGGCAGTTGGCCTGTACTCGTCGAGCATGGTGTGATTTTGTGAGTTACGACCCTCGCCTACCTGAACATTTACAGCTTTTTATTAAAAGAGTTTATGCAAAGGACTTAGATATTCAGGGTGTTGAAAATGAAGTGATTGCTTTTAATCGCAATGTCGATATCGCCTTAAAACAGCTACAGGCTTTCGAGGTGGCAGCATGAGCTTTACATACAGCAGTCGCACTCGCACAGTTGAAATCACATGCAAAGGCAGAGTTAAAACTTATAGAGATATCAATCTGTTCGGTATTGAGGCATGCATTAAAGACTTTGTGAGCACGTGGGGGTATAGATGATTTTTAGAATAAAACAGCGTGACCTTCAAGCCTTCAAAATTTGGCTTGTACTGCTCGGATATGTGCGTAAAGACCTTGCTGACGGTGGCGCGACATTTAAAGGCAAAGGCACAAAGTTAGATTATGTGCTTATTGATTCAAAGATGAGTGGCAACTCTGCATGTCAGAAGTTGTATGAAGAATTTAAAGTCCATTTGGTTAGTCCATTGGATGTGAAATTGGCGAAGGTGGCGTGATGGGATCTAAAAAATTATGGTGTGTAGGCATGCGCCCCGAGGGAGACAGCCCTCACGAACAAACACCTGCGATGTCCAGGGAATTGGCGGAACGCGCAGTAGAACGTTATCGCGCTATGACGAAAGCAGAAGGCAATGAGTTTTTAATCGCAACATTTGATGATTGGTGCCAAGTGCAGCAGTGGCATTTTACTCGCACTGAACACGTCAAAAAAATGCTGTACACAGATGATTGGTTTAAACAGCCGATGTACCAGTGTTTTGATCTACCTACAGCGTGCAAAGTTTTTAAATATGGTGAGATTGTTGAATGCTACAAAAAAGGCTCATCACCACTTACTACATCAAATTTTGAAGAAGCTAAGCGCTTCTATGAGGTGGCGTGATGGATATTAATAAAGAAAGAGAGGCGTTTGAGCGATTTAAAGCCGAAAAAATAGGCATAGCTTACGATGAGCTTAAAACAGATCTTGATGATTGTGAGCGAAGATTTGGCAAAAGATATGCTGGATGGAACTTTTCAGATGATTGGGAATTATGGCAAGCAGTCAAAGCCCAAGCAGTGCCTGAAGGGTTTGTTTTGGTGTCGAAAGAGCTTCCTGAGACTATTGCTGAAGCCATGGCACTAGAACGTGTTCCTAAGCCTTTCGGGGAGACCGATCCTGTATGGATTGAGATATCGGAAAGGTCTTATAGAGATAGTCTTTTAAGAAAGAAATGGGATTTGTGGCGTGACTATAAAGCCATGCTCGAAGCACAGGAGCCGTCAAATGATTGAAGCAAAATTAAAATTCGTAGGTAATAAAATGTTTTGTAATGGATTTGAGATATCCCAGAGCGCATATGGCTGGCATGTCTTAAATACAGATGGTGGATTGGCGATTGGTGTTTCAGATATTGAAGATGCGGTGAATTTTTGTATAAAGAAGGAGCCAACCAATGACTGAAATTCAACGCACAAACATTGATTTTGCAAAGAACTTTCTTGAATTGATTGGTCCACGTGTAGGAAATGGAACAGGTATTCAAGGCACGTTAACTGATGGTGAACTTGGTGCTCTATATCACATCGTTCAAGAATGGTTGATCGAGCATGATTTGCCCGAAAGCGTGGTGGAGAGTTTGGGAGAAGTGTCGTGAATCTAATTGAGCAATTGGGCGGGTATGATAAGGCACTAAAAGCAAAAGAATGGCTAGTTAAGAATAGACCAGTACATGATTGGATGAACCCTATTCTTGATGAGGCCTTGCTAAAATACCGCCGACAGCACAATATTTTTGAAGAAAAAGACAATATCGTATTTGTTGATGACTTTATGCATGGTGAATTGATGGCTGTTGCATGGGTTCGTAATAGTGAAGTTTGGATGGATGATGGTGCTAAGCGATGCACGAACTTAACAATGATACGCCACGCCACTCCTGAAGAAATCCAAGCAAATAAAAGATTGGAGGTGTTATGAAATGGTACTCAATGAGCCAAGTATCCAAAATGCTTGGCTTTGGGAGTGTGAATACTTTCAAAAAGCACTATCTTGAAAAGTATCCTCCTGATCGTGACACCCCAACTTATAAGGGCTACACGGAAAATACCTTATTGAAAATGAAAGCTGAAATTTTGGGACAAGGCGCTAATTAAGCGCCTTTCATCCAACTATCAACCTCGTCAGAATACCACTCCATTAACTCAACCCTTTCCTCCCAGTATTCAGCACGGTTGTAAATGCCACGAATACGATCTTTAGGAACGTGTGCAATCTGGTATTCAATTGCATCAGATCGGAATTTCTTAGAATTATTAGCATGAGTTGAAAATAGTGATCGGAAGCCATGGGTTACCATCTGACCGCCATAACCATTTCGCTTAATCAGCGCCAATACTGAATCTGACGGCATGTGATGACCTAAACGACGACTATTTTTAAAGATATACCCATCATCTTCACGATTATTATATAAGTCTAAAAATAATTGTTTGGTTCGTTTTGTGAGTGGTACCGCATGATCTCGGCGCATTTTCATTCTTGATGCGGGAATCACCCATACATCATTCTCAAAATCTATTTCACCAGTATCCCATCGTGCTTTTAATAATTCAGAAATACGAACCGCTGTGTAACATGCAAGCTTCGCTGCGTGTAACACTGATTGAGTTGTGATGCCTGAATGCAGTCTTTTCCAAAACTCAGGCATCTCAGATGCTTCTAGTGATGGCATGTTTCTAACAACTTGTTGTGGAATAACATCACCCACCAATGCACACGGATTCTTTTGCGTGTAATCAGAGGCAATAGCGAAGTTGCACACTTCATTTAAAAGTCTGAGAGAGCGCTTTGCCGTCTCAAGCGTGCCCTTGCCAACCATTTCTTTAACTTTCTTTACGACCTGCTTTCTTTCTAACTCATCAATTGGTGTGTGTGCAAAATCTTCTGAAATGTAATTAAGGCGATAAATCACTGTATTGATGTATTTTTCATTTGACCAGCGTGGCTTCATCATTGCGACCCACTCAGCAATCACCTCCTTAACCATTGGTGAATCTAAGACTTTGCCTTGTGCTTCAGCTTTATATTGTCGCGCAAGCTGGCGAGCTTCTTTGCACCCAACATCAGGATAAACGCCTAATTGCTTACGAGTCTGTTTACCATGAACCCGGTAAGATAAAACCCATGTCTTTTTACCCGACGGCAACACATCAACCGACAATCCCTCACCGTCCGCAATCGAATATCTTTTTTCTTTTGGTTTTAAGCTTTTTACTTGAGAGTCGGATAGCAC